AGCTAATGTTAGTGTTGTTAACGGCGACACTAAAATTATATACGCTGACGGAGCAGGGTCTGGAGCAGCAGTCACAGAATTTGCATCTGAAGCAGATGCGTTAGAAGGGATTACAGCAGGTACAGTTTCTGCATCTAAAGCAGTAATCGTTGACGCTAATAAAGATATTACAGGTTTCCGTAATGTTACTCTTACAGGAGAGTTAGACGCTGGAAGCTTAGACGTTTCTGGTAATGCTGATATTGACGGCACGCTTGAAGCTGATGCCATGACGTTAGATGGCACAGCAATAACTACCACAGCTACGTTATCTACAGGAATTAGTAATGGAAACCTTCCAGTTTTTACAACTGGCGTAGCAGACGATGACTTTTTAAGAGTTGCTGGTACTTCTATAGAAGGTAGGTCAGCAAGTGAGGTTTTATCAGATATAGGCGGTCAGGCATCTTTAACCTTTGGTATATCAAATACAAACGCTGTAAAAGTTGATAGTGCAAGTGTAGCCGATGACGAATACGCAAGGTTTACTGCTAGTGGACTAGAGAGCAGAAGTACGGCAGAGGTGCTGTCTGACATTGGGGCATCTCCTGTTGCGGGGTCTAGCTCAATCGTAACCACTGGAGCTTTGGACGCTGGAAGTATTACATCTGGCTTTGGAGCGATAGACAATGGCTCGTCAGCTATTACAACTACTGGAGTTATTACAGGCGGTACAGTAGAAGCTACAACTGATACAGCAGCAGGAGACAACGCTGCACTCGGCTATACAGCCGCAGAAGGACTTATCCTTACGGGTCAAGGTTCAACATCAGATGTGACTATCAAGAATGATGCCGACGCTACGGTTATTTCTATACCAACAGGTACGACACAGGTAGGTATAGGCACAACTACGCCGAGCGCAGAATTGGGTTTCCCCATAGGCAATGACGTAGAAATATCACAAGTTGCTGTGACAGCCCACCAAGCAGGAAACGCTGGATACATAGGCTTAACTATAGCTGATGGAGGTGGACACGCAGGTTTTTTTGTTAATAACTCACATGATGGGACATATTCTGACCAGCACTTAACTTTTAAAACCGGCGAAGGCGGTGTTAGTGCATCTACGGAACGTATGCGAATAACACCAAACGGCAAAGTAGGCATAGGCACAACCACCCCTGATTCTTATACTTCTGACACTTTAGTTATCTCTAGTGGCGACCAAGGCGGTATGACCCTTGTATCCGCAGACAATGTTGAAAACTATATAAGCTGGGCTGATGGAACAAGTGGAGGCGCACAATTACAAGCTGGCTACATTGGCTATAATCACGCCAGCAATTATATGAGATTCGGAACTGTTGCTACAGAACGTATGCGCATTGACAGCAGTGGTAACTTGTTGGTTAATAAGGCCAACACAACTGAGCACACTGATGGGATAATTTTAAGGGGCAACGCAACCACGGTAATAGCTAGAGATAACGATGCGCTCGCTATTTGGGCAGATAACGCAACGGCAAATACAGGAGGCACAAAAGGTCATATATTGTTTAAGCGTGGAACAAATGCAGTTCTTGTTGGAAGCGTTACATCTACCACAAGCGCAACTTCTTTTAACACAAGCTCGGACTATAGATTAAAAGAAAACGTAAACTATACTTTTGATGCAACCACAAGATTAAAACAACTTAAACCAGCAAGGTTTAACTTTAAAGTAAACGCAGATAGTGAAATTGTAGATGGTTTCTTAGCACATGAAGTTTCCAGTATTGTTCCAGAAGCTATTACAGGCGCAAAAGACGCGGTAGACGGCGATGGTAATCCTGTATATCAAAGCATAGACCAAAGCAAACTAGTCCCATTGCTAGTTAAAACAATACAAGAATTAGAAGCAAGAATAACCGCACTGGAGGCAGGATAATGGCTAACACATACACATGGAACTTTGAACAGCTAGATACAGCACCTACGGAGGGTTCGTTAAGTGACGTAGTTAAATCTATACATTGGCGAATTACTGGCGTAAGTGACACAAGAACCCCAAATAACACTGCGTCTACTTATGGACAGGCAAATATAGGTGATGCAGATGCAGACAGCTTTACAGAGTTTAACAGTTTGACTGAAAATTGGTGTAAAACGCAGGTGCTGGCAAATATAGACAAGACTGAAGCAGAGCTAAAAGCTGATATAGATACACAACTTACAGAACTAGATACACCTACATCTGTGGGCAAGTTACCATCATCTTGGTAACAAAGAGATGGATTTAGAAAAACATATATTTGATTGTATTACTAGGGTAGAAGCACATGAAGCTAGATGTGCAGAAAGAGACAAAACAATATTTGCAAGGTTAGAAAAGATAGAAACCCACTTAGAACAATTAAACGCTAAATTGTTTCGAGGTGCGGTAATAATTATAGCAGGAATGACTACATTTATTATTTCGATATTAGGGCCATTTAATTAAATGTCATTTGAACAGTTAGAACATTCGGGGAAAGGTTGGGGAAGAAAAGCTTGGAGTTCTGGAGCTTTTGGTTTTGATGTCCTAGCAGGAACTGTCTCTGAAGATTTAAAGTTTGAACGACTTAAGAAACTTCGTAGACAACAGATTAGAGAGAGGGACGATGAAGAAGTGCTTGCACTAATGATGTTGACAATAATACGAGGTGAATAGTGGATAATAGTGAAATACAAAAATACGAAAAGATGATAGAAACTCTCCACTCGGAGGGTTGGGATTTAATTCGTAATCGTTTAATAGAAATGTTTAACAATCAAAATAACGTACTAGCAATCGGAGATGAAAAAGCTTTCTGGCAAATGCGAGGTTCGTTAGGAATGTTACATCTAATGATTGAGTTTGAGAACGTCTTACAAGCAGAGCTTGAAGGCGCAGACGAGGTACAGAGTGATGTTGAATGATTACAAATGTAATTCTTGTGGGCTAGTACGAGAGTATTGGTCTAAAGATGAAACAGTTAAGTGCAGAGATTGTACTAATACTGCTTCAAAAATTATGTCAGGCGGGAACTTCTCATTACCTGGCATAGATACTGGCTTTCCGACTGCTGCCGATAAATGGGCTAGGAGACACCGAAGAGCTAACCACCATAACTTGAAAGAGTTAGGTATACCCTGTTAATCCCCTTATATAAGGTTAAGATTGGAGAAATAAAATGGCGACAAATCCTATAGTAGAGGCAGAAGAAGATTTTGACAACATTGACAATGTTGAAGATTTGACTCAACGCCTTGGACAAGAACTTAAATCAGAAGAAGAACAAGTTGCAGAGCAACCTACTGAGAACGTAGAAACTGAAGAGCTACCCCCTAAATTTCAAGGGAAAAGTGTAGACGACATTATTAACTCTTACGTTAATCTTGAACAGCAATACGGACGACAAGGTAATGAGCTTGGAGAACTTCGTAAACTTACTGACAGTTTAATTCAAAAAAATCTACAAGAAGATGCCACTAGTCAACGTACAGAGTCTCTTGAGAAATCTCTTTCTGAAGATGACTTTTATAACGACCCGCTTAATGCGGTACGCAAGGTAGTTGCGGAAGCTTTAGAACCCGTTAAGAGTAATCTATCTCAAACACAGGTAGACTCTACAGTACAACGGTTACAAGCCAAACACCCTGATTTAACCGAAGTTGTTAATGACTTAGGTTTTCAACAGTGGATTATGGAAAGCACTCCGCGACAAGATATGTGGGTTAAAGCAAGTAACGGAGATTTTGATTATGCAGACGAACTGTTTACACAGTACAAAGCTATTCAAAAACCTCAAGTGAAAGCGGAGAAAGAACAAAATCAAGCTGTAAAAGAGAAAGAGCTTGAGGCTGCTTCTTCTGTATCTTCTGGCGCGTCACAAGACGCAGGAGCATCATCTAGCAAAACGATTTATCGTAGAGCTGAGTTAGTGCGACTGAAGATTAATGACCCCCAGAGATACAATGAACTACAAGGAGAAATTATGCAAGCATACGCAGAAGGCAGAGTTCGTTAATTTATCCAAGTTTAATTTTAATTTTTTATAGGAGGAATAGGTTATGGCCCTTGGCTCTAATCATATGACGATTACCACTCAGGCGAAGTTTATCCCTGAATTGTGGTCGGACGAAGTAATCGCGGCATACAAGAGTAATCTTGTACTCGCAAATCTAGTTACCCGAATGAACCACGAAGGTAAAAAAGGTGACACCATTCACATTCCTAAGCCAACTCGGGGTGCAGCTTCTGCAAAAGCAGCACAGACTGAAGTTACGCTTATCACTGCGACAGATACTGAGCTTACAATATCTATTGACAAGCACTACGAGTATTCTCGATTAATAGAGGATATCCTAGACAAGCAGGCTTTGTCAAGCATGAGGTCTTTCTACACTGATGACGCTGGTTACTCACTGGCTAAACAAGTAGATACGCACCTTTGGTTGCAATCTTACGCTTTAACTGGCGGTACAGCTAACACTGTATCTTCAGGAACTACAACTGATTTTGGTACTGCAGGTACTGTTATTGGCTCTGATGGAAGCACAGCTTTCAACGCAGGTAGTGACAACGCAGCAGCTTTGGCTGATGCAGGTATCCGTAAGGTAATCCAAACTCTTGACGATGCTGATATACCTATGTCAGATAGATTTCTTGTTATTCCTCCAGTGGAGAAAAAGAATCTAACTGGTCTTGCTCGATTTACTGAGCAAGCGTTTACAGGTGAAGCTGGACCAGGAAACTCTATCCGTAACGGTTTAGTTGGTGATGTATACGGAGTACCTGTATACGTTTCTACTAACTGTCCTACAGATACTGAAGGTTCTCAGGACGCTAGACTTTGCTTGTTAGCCCATAAATCAGCGTTAGTTCTTGCAGAGCAAATGTCTGTTCGTACTCAAACTCAGTACAAGCAAGAGTGGTTAGGTGACTTGTTCACTGCTGACACTCTGTACGGTACGGGTGAACTACGAAACGATGCTGGCATTAAGATTGCTGTCGTTGCTTAATAACCTACGGGGAGGGTAAAACCTCCCCCTTTATTTAGGAGAGTTAATCTTATGTCTAGGTTATCAGGATTTCCAGTTGTTTCGGCAACTTGGGACGCAGCAAGCATAGCAGACGGGAACGAGGTAGCTGTAGACGTTACTGTTCCTGGAGCAGCTTTAGGTGATTTTGCCATGGCTTCTCTATCTGTTGATGTTGCAGACTTAGTTTTAAGTGTAGCAGTTACGGCTGCAAACACAGCTACGGCGGTATTAGCAAATAATACTGGTGGGGCAGTAGACTTAGGTTCAGCAACCTTGCGTGTTCGCGTCATACCATTTGACGTTATGTAATTTAATGGGGGTGTAACAACCCCCGTTTTTAAGGAGGAATCTAATGTCGTCATCTGCAGTTACATTATTAGACGTTGTTAATAAGATTCTTATTCGTTTAAGAGACCAAGCTGTGCTAAGTATAACTAGCACAACAACTGCCACAGGTGGAGCACCGTCTTATACAGATACGATTGTACGATTGCTTAACGACGCAAAACGAGAAGTAGAAGATTCGTTTGATTGGATAGGCTTACAAGAATCTATTACGATTACAACTACCAGTGGCACAAGTTCTTACGATTTAGAAAACTCAAGTCAAGGTATTTACACTAATCAACGTAGTCGAGTGTTAGACGTGTATAACACTACTACTGATGTTAGGTTAGCACCACGACCTTTTGAGTTTATAAGAAAACAGAATCAACTTAGTACACGAACAAATCAAGAACCTTACGCCTACGCAGTATCAGGAGTAAGTGCAAAACAATCATTACAAATAATATTTTACAGCACTCCAGACGCAACATACTCTATGTCTGTAGAGTGTGTAGTACCTCAAGACGATTTAACAGCTAATACAGATTATTTTAAAGTACCTTGGTATCCAGTATACCTACGAGGTTTAGCTCTTGCTATAAGAGAGCGAGGTGAAGATGAAGGAGAGTTAAGCTCTGAAGTACAGCGAGCTTACGAAAAAGCTTTAGGAGATGCTGTAGCTTACGAGCAAAGCCATAAGTGGCAAGGTCAAGGTGGCGGTGATTGGATAGTTTACGGAGATTTCTAAGTAATGGGTAGCAAATTACAGTCTTTAGTTCTCCGTGCTCCAGGTATGTACGGCCTTAACTTTGAAGGAGAAACGTACCAAGAAGCTCCTGTTTTTGCAGAAGTAGCAGAAAACATTGCTTACGACTCTGCAGGACGATTAACCAACAGAAAAGGATTTGATTTATTAACTAACGGACATACTTTTGCTTTGGGATTTGAGTCGTTAGGAAGTAATCCTATTACAACTGTTACAAGTGCAGGGCTTACAGGTCGTATTACAATAGCAGACACTGCTCACGGTCAGTCTACAGGAGACTTTGTAACAATTAGCGGAGCTGCAGACACCAACGGAATTACAGCAGCTCAAATTAATACTCGATTTTCTATTACTGTAGTCGATGCTGACAGTTACAACGTTTACACAGCAGGAACAGCAACCTCAGCTTCGGCTGCAGGAGGAGCAGGAGTAAAAGTTAAGTACGAGCCTAAAGTAGATACATTGTTTATGTATAACTACTCAGGAGGCCAAAGATTACTTTCTGTTAGTGCTTACGGCGGTAACAACATTTACGAAGATACAGCTCCTTTTGACAACTTTGCGTCAGTCAAAGGTGGCGTAACTATTGCTAACACTAGACCTCAATTTGTAAACTTTGATGACCAGGTTATAGCTACTAACGAAGGCTCTGCTTTAATTATAAAAAGCGGGTCAGGAAATTTTGCAGCTATTACCCCGCAACATGGAAGCGTTCCTACAGGAAGATTAGTACACAGTGCTTTTGGTAGAGTATGGGCGCAAAAGTCTCACACAGGAACAAGCCAAAACATTATTAATTACTCTGGTGTGTTAGATGAAACAGATTGGAGTAGTTCAGGTGGCGAGATTGACGTAATGGGTAATTTTTCTGCTATTAAAGATGGTTACGATGAGCTAGTAGCTATATCGTCTTTTGACCACTACTTAGTAGCTTTTTTACGTAACAGTATTGTAATTTATAACAATCCTGATTCTCCTGCAGGTAGTCCAGGATTAGGCATAGAACAAATTATACAAGGTATTGGGTGTATAGCTAGAGACAGTATACAGGCAATAGGAAAAGATTTATATTTTATGTCTGCTACGGGCATTAGGTCACTACGACAAGTTATTTACACAGGTGACAGAGCAGACTTAAACGAAATATCTACTTTAGTGCGAAGAGAATTTTTAGTAAATGTTGCAGCAAGTGAGTCTGCTTTAATTAATGTAAGGTCTGTTTATGACCCAGAAGAAGGACAATACTGGTTAAAAGCTCCTGGAGGAAACATTTGGGTGTTTGACATGCACACGTTAGACCAGAATGTTCCTATACGGATTACTAAATATGTCGACACTAAGTGGGACAGCTTTGCTTATTTTGAAGGAGAGACCTACATAGGCTCTCGCGGAATGATAGGAAAATATAATGGGTACGTTGACGATAGTCCTGCTAGTAATACCTCATATACTTGCACTTGGCGCAGTAATCCTGCAGATTTAGGTACATCTAAATTAAAGCTGTTAAAGAAAGTAACTGCAACAGTAGAAGGCGCAAGTACCTCAGATACAATTAACGTAACTTACGCTTTTGCTGAAGGTGGTAGTGGAGAAGTACCTTTTACGTTATCTTCTAATAACGCATTTAACAGGTCGTCAGGTCTAGCAGTAGGTACAGTTGCAGAGTGGGGAGTAGCTAACTGGAACGTAG